ATCGGACTACAAGGCACTTGGAAGCGTACTTCCTATAATGGCAATATTCGTGGGACGTATGCTGGTATCGGGTTCACTTATGACAGCGAGAATGATGTTTTCGTTGCACCTGTAGTGGAAGAACCGATTGTCCCATGAGCACCAGCGAGATTGTCGCACTCGTCAGTGTTGCGACAGCGGTCATAACCGCCGTGATTGGTGGTTTGTTGTGGATAGTAAAAGCGCAAGTCACTTCGATGCAGCGAGAGTTTAAGCCTAACGGCGGGAACAGTGTGCGGGATACTTTGAATGAGATCCGGGCGGATGTGCGCGAGGTTCGGGGAAAAGTTGATGACCATATTGAATGGCATCTTGGGGAGTAGTTCGGGGCAAACGCAAAAATCGCAACCAAGCCCCTACAAAAGTCGCACAGACAGGGCATAAACCCTGTTAATGCGCAGTACAAGACGCATACGGATGGTTATGTGCCAAAGCATCCGTACGTGAAAGCGTACATATGTGTTCGCATAAGCGACCTATTATGTAAGACCACGCAATACACACATTTTTGAACAGGCAATAAACACGTTTAAGTAACCATGCAATCCGCATTTCACACTTGACATTTGCATGGTGTCCCTGAACGTGCCCGGTGGGGGATTGTCCTTGAACGAGGCAGGTTACTAAAGGTGCGGGTGGGCCGTCAAGGTTTCCAGCCTGATATTCATTTTCTTCCTAACCGACCATCTTTCACGCTCCGGCATACCAGCCCAGAAGCCGTATTCTTCGTGCGCGACCGACCACGCGAAACATTCGTTGAGGATCGGGCAGTCTTGACAGATTTTACGCAGGTCACGGTAAACTTTCGGGGCTTGGCTTGGCGCCAGGTCGTAGTATTCTTTTGTTGAAGCGTTCTTGCAGAGGGCCTCGCCCCATTCAACGTCACGGTATTCTACACGCTTCACTGTCCAATAATCCTGTCTGATAGTTTTATTGCGAGCGCGGGCTTAATGAAACGGGAAGCATTAGCCCGCGTTCCTCTTTTGCCCAAAAACAAAACCCCCACCGGTGTAGTGAGGGTTCTGCTGTGTGAGTTCAAAAGGGGATAAGAACCAACAAGCGAAAGCATATCACACCAAGCAGGCTAATCCTTCTCACGGGCAACAAACGCGGCCCATGTTTTCCGATCCACGACACCAGTAATCATCAGGCCAGCGTTGGACTGGAACTGCCTGACTGCCTTAGTCACCTCGTAGTCGAACCTTCCGTCTAGGTCTCCCTCGTAGCAGCCTGCCTTCATCAGTTTAGATTGAACCCACATAACCTCTAGGCCACGGTCATCTCGGTCTAAAGGATGCCGGAAGGGGTACTCCTGTTCTGATTCCGGCTCGCTGGTGCTTACAGTTGTTTTCTTTGGGGTGCTCATGCTGGTATCCTAGACCATAACGAAAGGAAAACTGTGACTGTCAAGGATCTTGAAGAAAACTTTCTTAAATGGATGGCCGGAACCCGAACTGGGTCAATGTTCAAAATCGCTATCGGTACCACACTCGCATACGTGGCCGAGGTAGTGACTGACTGGGACATTCCTGTTGTTGTTTCACTGGTGATCATTTCTTTGATCCCTGTAATCATTAACGAGATCAACCCGAAAGATCCACGCTACGGTCGCGTGACTAATTTTGAGGGAGAGTAATCATGGCCAAGTTGTGTGACGGTGGCGTCAGGCTACGCAGTATGATAGATGAAAAGTTTCCGGGGAGAGACCGCCGCTCTGACGGTTGGATTGGCGATTCCGATCACCAAAAAAGAAGGTCGGATCATAATCCGAATTCTAAGGGCGTTGTTCGAGCGATTGACATCGACGAAAATATGGGCAAGCGTGGAGTGTGGAGGAATGGTAGGCAGGCGAAAGTTCTTGCTGACGAGTTGATTGCTTATGCTGCTACGGATCTACCGGGAAGCAAGAGGCTGAAGTATGTTGTTTACGAAGGAAGAATCTCCAGCGGAACCTACCGTTCAACGTGGTGGCGTTGGCGCGGAAGCGGCTTTGGTCATTTTCAGCATATTCACGTTTCTTTCACTGCTGTGGCTGATCGAGACGGTCAGGTCTTTCCTTTGCCTTGTCTCGCAAAGTCGCTCGGGCAGAAGCGCCGTTGGGCAAAGCAACTCAAAGCGGCGAAGAAGTAACCGTGGGTAGTTTGCAAGACGCATTGCTGTCTGAAGATCCTTTGCGTAGTGGCCCGCGTTGCGCTACCTGTATCGCGTTAAAAACACTAAGCGATGAGGATGCTGCTGAACTTGTTTTGTGGTTGGCTGATGAGTCGAATACTTCCATGCTCATTAGCCGTGCGTTAATAAAGTATGGGCATTCTGTTTCTGGTTCTAGCGTTGCTCGCCATCGCAGGGGTCACAACGGATAGTCTTATTCGCCACTCGCCCCCCGTCAGGATTTGCTTATTCTGGCGGGGGTTCTTTTATGCTCCAAAATAAGGGGTTTTTTCTTAACCCCCCCCCCGCTTGTAGGGGGTCTAGGGGGTCGCGCTACGATTATCCCAAGAAGATCGACCAACTAGAAAAAGGGGTACGAAATGTTAACAGAACCAAAGCACATTACAACTCGCTACACGCACCAATACGGTAAGGTTTTGGGCTATGACGTAGAAGTCATTGAGTGGACAGACGATAGTTACAGCCTGCTGGTTTTCACTTCCGGCGCACGATACATCGACCGCGAGTACTTAATCAGAGACATTGGCGGAGATGACTGCTTTCCTTTAGAAGAGGAAATCGAATTAAGAATCCGCGAGACTCTTTCGGAAGAATTTGACGGGGTGAACTACACATACACCGTTAGTTTCAAGAACGGAAAAACTCAAGAGGTTGTCCTAATAGTCACTGCAAGAGATGACATCGCAGCAATCGCTGAGGCCATGACAATGCTTCGGGCGAACGGCGACACCACGACAATGAGCGGCGCAATCGTTCACGCAGAGAGGGTGGTGTAACAATGGACCCCAAATACGCAAGCGTCACCGCTGACGATCTTCTGCGTTACATAGATCGCACTCACCCGGTTGGGGGCAAGGGCAACTGCCTCTGCTCCACTTGTGAGGCTTACGGAATTATCTGCCACGCGGTAGGAGTTATCACTAACCGCCGTGCAGAAGTTCAGCGAGAACTAGCCGAAGCCAAGAAGAAGGAGGCGAGGGCATGATCCTCTACCACTTCACAAGTGCTATCCACCTTCCGATAATTGAAGAGGCTGGGTTCTTGAAACTCACCGAATCAAATCTGCACCTGACAATTCCGCACTACGGTCCAGATGTTGTTTGGTTCACCACCGAACCAACCGCCACTCTGGGGCATGGGCTTCTGGGAGTCCTCGACAAAAAAGAAGTGCGATTCACTGTGGACGTTCCAGATCATTGGGTGAAGCCTTGGTTGTCTTGGGCTGAAGGTCAGGGTATGGATCGCGAATGGATGGGTTACCTTATCGAGGCAGGCGGAGGAATAGAAGCCGCCGAAACTTGGAGGGTGACTTTCCGTTCGGTAAAGAAAGATCGTTGGGTATCGGTTGACAGAGAGGAAGTTCGGATATGAGCAAGATCATTTTAACAGAGAAGGGTGAGCGTTGGATGTTGAACACTTACCGAGTATTTGTTACGACACTTGTGATGGGCGGGCTTTTGGTCCTCATCGGTTTCGCGGGCTGGATCGAAGGAGGCGTGTGATGGCGTGGAATGGAGCGCAAGATTACGTTCGACTCACGAACTGTGCCGAGTGTGACACGGAGGCGCAACTAACAGACAGCCTTTGTCATGGCTGCCGCGTTTCAATGGGTTACGAAAATGAGGAGGAATCATGAAATGTCCTAAGTGTGGATTCGATAGCGCACCGACACAATTATCCCGACATGGAATGTGCCGACCTTGCCAACGAAATGAGGAGGAATCATGAATGTTAATCAACCAACATATGCGAACTCGCTACACTGGGTTAAGTGTGCTGCTTGTGGCGCAAATGTGGGCGAGGAGTGCAGGCCAATGTGTATCGCATTGGATACTGACAACGAAGGGGACGATGCGTTATGAGTGCAGTAATTAGAAGCAACGGTTCCATGATGAGAGCGTCTATCTACGGGAAGCAGATTCTTTGGTGGGAGCGGCGCAGTGGACGAATCATTAACCCAAGCAGCAACCAAACAATTAAGGTAGGGAACATGCTGGATTTCACTAGAATGGTTCAAAGTTTCCAAGATGACTTTTCATTGGATAGAATAGTGTAACCTTCACCCATAGACCCCCCCGTCGGTTGAGCCTTAACCCCTTTTGGTTCCCGGCGGGGGTTTTTTCCTACGCACCTCTTTTCGGTGTACGATAATGGCACTACGGACTTAAGGAGTTTGTGTTGCCTAGAAAAGCACCCAAGATGACCGATCTTGTTATCGAAGAAACATCTGGCGTAGATCACCCCGCGCACCTGCACGAGGGTTGGCTCGTGATGAAAACCGCTAGCCCTGAAACCGTGGCAGACGTTTCAAGAAACCTGCCTGAACCGATGGAGGAAAATATGGAGAAGCAAGCCACGGACGTCGTGGAAGAACTAAAAGCCGAAGAATCTGTTGAGGCTATGTACGACGATGAGATGAAAGATGCTGAAGATGACCTCGCGGTTGCTCAGGCTCGCATTTCAGAACTCGAAGCCCGCATTGCGGAACTAGAGTCAAACATGGATGACGCACCAGAGATGGCCCCGGAAGAGGAAGAAGTTATCGAAGGCGCGGAAGACCTAGACAAGGAAGCCCTTGAACTGGCGAAGTCTGCTCCTGAGAATATGCGCGGAGCCATTGTCAAGATGTTCCGTGAGAAGGCTGTTGCTGAGAAGGCACTTCACGACGAGCGGGAACTACACGCTGACGCTGAAGCCACTTTGAAAGCAAAGTCCACGTTCGGTCACCTTAACATTGAGGCAGACAAAATTGGGCCAGCACTCCGCCGTCTCGAAGGCATGGACAGCGACCTCGCAAAGAGCGTCACTGATGCCCTGCTCGCAGCAGACGCACAGAACGAATCGGCAGACATCTTTAGTGAGGTCGGTAAAGGCTTCACTGTTAAGGGCGACGCTATTGACAAAATGACTTCACTCGCCAAAGCAGCGGTGGCGGATGGAACAGCAGCAACGATTGAGCAGGGCTACGCCTTGGTCGCAACCACTAACCCTGCACTCTACAACGATTACCTCACAGAGAAAGGTGCCTGAAAATGGCTTTTGATTTCAGTAACTCAGCAGTTGCTACAACATTCAACGCAGGAGAAGACCTCACCGGCGCACAGTACAAGTTCGTCAAGGTAGAAGCGGTCACGGGAGATGTAATTCTTTGCGACGGTGCAACTGACCGTCCGATTGGTGTTCTTCAAAACGCCCCAGCCGAGAATCAAGCCGCTCAGGTTTGCATTGTTGGTGGGACGAAAGTTCAAGCAGGTGGCACAGCCGCTGCTGGTACTTCACTCTACTCGAACGCCAGTGCATTAGCAGTGACTCTCGCTGAAGGTAGCACGGGTGCTACCGCATATGTTGTTGGAACTTTCCTAGAAACAGCCGCAACCTCAACAATCACATCAGCAGTCATCAACTGCGCTTCCGCCGCTCGCGGTCAATAAGAAAGGTAATATAGAAAATGCCACAGCCAACTTCAGCATCAGTGCATGTAGACGCAATCCTGACGAACATGTCAGTTGCGTACATGCAAAAAGCAGAAAACTTTATCGCCGACAAGGTCTTCCCTGTCGTGCCGGTAGACAAGCAGAGCGACAAGTACTTCTCATACGACAAGAACGACTGGTTGCGTGACGAAGCACAGGTTCGCACAGATGGAACAGAGTCCGTGGGTTCCGGTTACAACATCAGCACCGCGTCTTACTACGCCGATGTGTTCGCGATTCACAAGGACATTGGTGACCAGACTCGGGCCAACGCGGATGCACCTATCAACGTTGATCGTGAAGCGGCAGAGTTTGTTACTCACCGTTTGCTGACCCGTCGTGAGATTCAATGGGCCGCTGACTTCATGGTCACTGGTGTCTGGGGAACCTCAGTCGCTGGTGTTGCGGGAGCACCCGGTGGTGGACAGTTCCGTCAATGGGACAATTACACCTCGTCTGACCCAATCGAAGATGTTGAGACTGGCAAGTCTGCCATTCTTAGCGTCACTGGCCTTGAAGCCAACACGTTGGTTCTTGGATACGAAGCGTTCCGTCAACTGAAGAATCACCCTGATCTGGTTGACCGGATCAAGTACACCTCTTCACAGACCATCACTGAAGACATGCTTGCTCGCATGTTTGACGTTGACAAGGTTTATGTATCCAAGGCAATCAAGGCAACGAACGCTGAAGGTGCTACTGGCGCTTACGCGTTCACCACTGGCAAGACTGCAATGCTTTGCCACGTTGCTCCTGCTCCCGGTCTCTTGACTCCTTCCGCTGGCTACACTTTCCAGTGGACTGGTGTTTCGGGTGGCCTTGGTGCAACGATTGGTACTTCTTCCTTCCGTCTGGAGTCCTTGCGGGCAACTCGTATCGAAGCGGAACTTGCTTTCGATAACAAGATTGTTGGCGCTGACTTGGGATACTTCTTCAACACTTGTGTTGCTTAGTCTAAGGAGATAAATATGCCGAACCGACTAACCACAGGAGAGGCACTCGTTGGTCAACTGACCACAGAGGTGCTCTCCGTATCTGGCGCAACAACCTTGGACGATATTACCGTTGTTGATGTAACCGCATCGGGAACAATCGACCTTGGTGATCCTGTCAGTGTTATTGCTGCTCCGACAGGTGGCGCAACGCAGGATGCTGAATCCCGAACTGCGATTGTGGCGATCCTTGCCGCACTTGACGCGGTAGGAATTATGGCAGCCTCGTAATCGCTAAACCCTAAGCGAGGGGGGTCGGTAGGTGATCCCTACCACCCCTCTCGTTTTTTTTAACAAACTTTGGAGGCAAGTAATGGCGTTTAACTATTCTGGTGATCCCGGTGATTCCGTACGGGATCTCGTACGGTTCCTTATTCACGACACGGTGTCGGCGGATGCCTTGTTCCAGGACGAGGAGATCGACTACCTGATAACGATTCACGAGGACGGATACACGAGCGCGATTGCGGCGGTTCAAATTTTAATCTCTCGAACAGCGGATGATGCTTCAGAAACTCGTAAGGTGGGCGAGTTAAGTTTCACGACTGGTGCTGGTTCCGCGATGTCTTCTTACCTTGCTTTGATTAAAGTTCTCAAGCAGGCAAAGTGGGATCTTGACCCGGCCGCGCCTATTGTTAATTCCAACGCCATTATTAAGACTACCCAGAAGATTAACGAAAATGCTGGATCTGACTTCGTGTTAGGACAGATGGACAATAAGACATGAGCCTAAACGCCCGGATGGAACTTTTATTTATTGACAGTTTCACAATGTTTGTGTCGGCGGGTGTAGATGAGTACGGACAAATCTCTCATTCGGGGACTGGCACGAGTTATGTTTGTTCGATTCAATACGCGAAAGATGTTACAACAGATGCTGCGGGGCGTGAAGTTGTCTCTGCGGGAAAGATTTACACAACGATGCTTCCTAGTGTAAACACGGATTCAAAGATCACTATCGCTGGCGATTACGTTCCTATTCTTGATGTTAAAGTTCTGAAAGACGACACAGGTTCGCATCACCAAGTGATTACCTTCGGCGACGCTTTGAAAGGATAGTCGTGGCTTCCTCTCTGTACAAACTTGAAGCGTTAGCCAAGAGGCTCGCAGACCAGTCTTTGGGAACGATTGGCACGAACATTTTTATTAACAACATGCCCGCGTCTCCGGCTGCTTGCGTGGCTCTTTATTCTGACAGTGGCTCTGCGGGGCTAGAGGTCTTTGGCAGTACTTACGCTGACACGATTGACCAACCCACTTTCAGGGTTACTGTCCGTGCGGCAAGGGGAACTTACACCACGGGTCTTGTTAAGGCGAGGGCTGTTGAGACGGCATTGACTTTCAGTAATTTGACGCTGACTGCAACAAACGGCGAGTCAACTTATTTCCTTAGTTGTAAGCCTGCTGGAAGTATGCAGTATTCGGGAGTCGATGCAAAAGAGAACCCAGTGTTTACTGTTACTTTTGTTGCGATGCTGGGTCACGGCTAATGGCTTGGGAAGTTAAGTTCGACGGTGAAGAAAAGTTGCAGGCGATCTTCAAAAAAATGGAAGCGAAAGGTTTGCAGCCAGTAGCGGAGAAGGCACTTTCCGCTGTTGCTAATCAAGTCCTCAACGAGTCCCTTTTGATTGTTCCTGTGGATACCGCCACTCTGAAGAACAGCGGCAAGGTTCACCCGCCAAAGTCAAGTGCTGAAGGTTTAACTGTCGAGGTTTCATATGGCGGCGCTGCGAGCGGATACGCCGAGATTGTTCACGAGAATCCTAACGCTCGGCACGGGGCAGGCAAGTCTTATCACTACCTGAAGATTCCGTTTGATAAAGCCAAATCAACTTTTGTGACAGACATTAAAAAACGGATCGTGTATTACATGCGTGGTGGTTGATCGTGTTGGAGCAGATAGCGAAGAGGATCGCTGATGAAACATCTTTGACGATTGGTTCGGATCTTTACATAAACACTTTACCTTCGACCCCTTCGGAATGTTTTGCTATTTACCAGAACGTGGGTTCTCCAAGGGTTGAGGTTTTCGATCCGAGTGGCGACTCAGACTTGCGGCGGCCTAGCCTTCAGGTTCTGGGGCGTGGTGTTCTGGGTGGTTACGCTGCGCTACTAATCAACATGAGCACCGTAGTTAATTCTGTAACCATTTCTAATCTTTTATTGACTTCCACTTCGGGTGAGAAAGTTTTCTTTTACTCCGCAGTGCCCACGGGGTCGCCCACCTACCTTGGTGTTGATGAACAGAACCGTCCACAGTTTGTCCAGAACCTTGATTGTGTCGTTGGGAAGGAGTACACCTGATGGACGAGTACGGTTTCGGGTCTAAAGTTGTTGAGAGGCCTCGCTGCTGGCGGTGCAACAAGTTGCTGGCTGAATTACTTTCATCCCCTTGGCGTGTCGTTTGCCCTAGATGTCACGCGGTTAATCAAGAATCTTAGCATTACCGTGTACTGTTGGGGCTGAAGTGAAAGGAGTTCTTTGTTGTGGCTTTGAAAGATGAGTTTCTAAAAGCACTTGAAGAACAACCAGAACCTCCCCGTCGTACTAGATGGTCGCCGGGTCTCGAATGGGTTGGGGATCAGGGAACGATAACGACGGAAGCCTTGCCAGAGGAACGCTCTGTGGAGTGGGATCACGTTCTTAGGCATTGGGGTCTTGACCCTGAACACTTTCAAGTTGTTGAGCCTGTGTTGTTTAACTCTTGGGGCGGGGAAGACGGCGGGAACAATAGGCAATATAAAGCCAAGGTAATTCGTCGCTTAAATGAGTCGGTGGACTTAGATCCACTCATCAAAGAGGCACTAAAAAAGAAACCAGTAAAAAAGATTTATGACGGTGATGGGGTTCTTGTTGTTGCGCTTGCTGACTGGCAGATCGGGAAGTCTGACGGTGACGGGCTTGAGGGAACTATTGGGAGGGTCTTAGAGGCGCGTGAAGGGGTTATACAGCGCGTTAAAGAGTTAAGGCGTATAGGTAGACCCATCGCAAAGTTAATCGTTCTATGGACGGGAGATTCTATTGAGGGTTGCATGGGTCATTACGCCACCCAAACTTTTAGTGTAGAACTTGATCGACGGGATCAAGTCAAAGTCACGCGACGATTATTGTTGGATTCTTTAATGGAGTGGTCGAAGCATTTCACTGAAGTTCATGTTGCTTCGGTAGCAGGTAACCATGGGGAGAATCGGTTGAACGGGAAAGCCTTCACATCACTAAGTGACAACGACGACCTCGCCATAGTAGAAATGGTGCAAGAAATCCTTGCCGCCAACCCGGAAACTTTCGGGCATGTCAAGTTCTTTTGGCCTTCGGATTCGATAACGCTGACACTGGAGTCGGCGGGGTGGATTCTTGGCATGACTCACGGGCACATGAGTCGTGGTGGTGCAACGGCTGAAGCAAAGATTAGAACGTGGTGGCAGAAGCAAGCGGCAGGGAAACAACCCATTGGGGATGCCGACGTTTTGGTGACGGGGCACTACCACCACTTGAGGGTGGCTGATTGGGGTGGGTGTGTGTGGATTCAGTCGCCCGCGATGGATGGAGGCTCTGATTGGTGGAAACTTTCTTCAGGTGAAGTGTCGGAACCGGGGACGGTTACGTTTGCAATGTATCCTGACCAACGTGTCGCAGACTTCCAAATCGTTTAATATGGAGCCAGAAGACATTGCTGCGTACGCTGCCGAGTTGGTTAATGGTGATCGGCAAAATGAATACGGTCACCCTCTAGACAATCTGGATCGGGCAGCCCGCATATGGTCGGTAATCCTTGACACGGACGTAACTGCTGAGCAGGTTTCGCTTTGTATGGTGGGCATGAAGATCGCCCGACAAGTTCACAAGCCGAAAGCAGACACGGTTGTGGACATTATTGGGTACGCGTTGACGTTGCACATGGTCGAGACTGAGAGGGCTATTCGTAATCGGATGGCTTAATAGGGGACGCGCCTCACAATAGCGATATCGGTGGGGTCTAAATGAGGCTAATTTTTACTGTTGTTTAATCCCAACGGGTTTTTTCTTAACCACCCCCCCCTTTTTAGCACGATTAGGGGGTCATGCTACGATTCTACCAATAGATCAACTAGCGAAAAGGGGTGAAAGTCATGGACACAAAACGCGAGATTCTTTTAGATCCCGCCCTCGACCTTGCGACAACAGTAAGCAAAGCCAAAAGAGTCGGGGAACGTGCCACGAAAAAAGGGTTATCTGGTGGGTACCAAATCTCTACCGAAACCCGAATGGAAACAAATCCAGTAAACAACGTCGTGTATGAACAAACGTACTTAATCGTTGAAGGAAGTCCTGCCAAGTACAACGGCTGGACATTCCTAGCCAGAGTCGAATGGATAAACAACCAACCAATCGTATCCAGAAGCCCTTACAACCTCAGCGAGCAAGTAGACGGGCAGCAACTTACCGAAGGTAATTGCGACCACTGCGGAATCAAACGCCAACGCAACTCCGTAATCATTGTCGAAAATGAGGCTGGAGACCGCAAGCAAGTTGGTAAGTCCTGCGCCAAAGATTACTTAGGGCATGAAAGTCCCGTGGCATGGTTCGCAGAGAATACAGACGAGTTCTCAGACTTTGGTGGATACGATGGATTCGGTAAAGCCTTTCATCCACTATACGGCGCAATGCTTGCCGCAGCCACGATAGTTCGCCAGCGCGGGTACGTCTACGCTGGTGATCCTGAACAAACCTCAACCAAAGACTTAGTGCGAATGTATCTTGGTGACATGCCGTCAGGGGCGGCGGGCACTTTGTGGAAGCAACTACACAGAGACTTCGACGAGGAAAAAGACCCCGCCGCAGCCAAGGCCGCTTTTCAGTTCGCAGAGAATATGCAGGGCACAACCGAATACGTGCAAAGCGTTAAGGCGGTACTCAGCGTCGGGATAGATGGACACTTCGACCCGAAGCATATGGGCTTAGTGGTTTCTCTGGCTTGGGTTTACGAAAAAGACCTCATCAAGAAAGCGACAACAAGTATAGACATTAAGAACGAGGAGTTTGGGAAGGTTGGAGACAAGATTACTTTAACCATACAAACTCTGGACTCTCACGCCTTCGAGACAATCTATGGAATCTCCTACATAAATACTTTCACCGCAGACGGCTACCGCTTCAAGTGGTTCACTGGTAGCCAGTCTTGGGAGAGTGGAGAAACCTTCGAGATAAAAGGGACGATCAAATCACACGAAGAATACAACGGCCAGATATCGACAGTTCTTACCCGGTGTAAGAGATTAGAGAAATAGGGGGTTTGACGCTTA